CCTGAATTGGGATATGTTAAAGGTAATATCAAGTTTATTTCTTACAAGGCAAATCGCATTAAAAATGATTCAACTGTGGAAATATTAGAAAATTTAATTAAATATATGAAGTCGTAATTATGGTTGATATTGACCCAGTTAAAGTCGGTGTAATGTGGCAAAAAGTTGAGGCTATGGAGCGTGAGATGGCCGAAATGCGCCATGATATTAAAACCCTTCTTGCAATGGCAGAGCGTTCTAAAGGTTCTTTGTGGGCTTTAATGGGAGTGGCATCTGTAGTCGGTGGTTTTATTACTATTATTGTTGACGTATTTTTAAACAAAAAATGAACGAAATCTTTACCCATATTTTGACTGGCAAAGACAATCAGACTCACGATATTGCTCGTTGGGCGTGGATGCTTGGCTTTTTTGTGGTAGCGGGTTCGGCAATCTATTTAATCTACGCAGGGCATGAAATTAGCCTTACTGAACTAGCTGGTGCTTTAGGAATCGTATCGGGTTCAGGAGCTGCTGCGGTAGCTGGTAAACACATGGCTGGTGCAGAGCCACAATGAGCTTTTTACTTAAATTGATTGGTGGTTTTGGTGGACAAGTTTACCTTTATATTGCTCTTGTATTTGGTGGGTTTAGTGCTGGCTTTTATGTTGAGCATTTGCGTTTCTCTGATTACAGACAGGAAGTTCAAATTGCTGGAGAAAAACAACAGGCTGAAACGGCAGCAAAAATTAAGGAACAGGAAATAATTAATGAAAACATTAAGCAAACTTACGAAGCTCGCCTTACTAGCATCCATTCTTTCTATAGTGGGATGCTCGACACCCGTGGCAGTATCGTGTCCTCCGACCCCAACGCCACCATCACAATTAATGGTGAAACCCATAACTTATTACTTGTTGCCGAGCAATGCGCCCAAACAACCGAACAATTAATGACCCTACAAGAATGGGTTAATCAACAAGTTAATTTAAAATGAATAACGAACAATTAGCTTCTTGGGTAACTTTAATAGCTACATTTACTTTATGTGTAACTGTATTGGCTATGGTTACTGTGTTTATGTTTGGATTCTTTGATCCTCAGGTAGATAACAATAAACTATTTGAAATAGTTGGCCCTGCATTTCAGACCATCGTTGGTGGTTTTATTGGTTTAATTACAGGCATAAAAATAGGATCAGATAGTGCAAAATAATTTTCAAAAGTGCCTTGACCTTGTATTGAAGTCAGAAGGCGGTTGGGTAAACAATCCAGCAGACCCTGGCGGTGAAACCAATCTTGGCGTAACCAAAAAAGTATGGGAAGAATGGGTCGGGCATGAAGTTAAGACCATGAAAGGTTTAACCCCTGCCGATGTAGCCCCTATGTATCAAGCTAAATATTTTATGGCTTGTTATGCAAATCAACTGCCTATGGGCGTGGATTATATGGCGTTTGACGCTGCGGTAAACATGGGGCCAGGCAGAGCAGTTAAGTTATTGCAAGAAGCTATGGGCTGTGTTCCTGATGGAGTGATTGGCCCACGCACTATGCAACTTATTGCTCAAAAAGACCCTAAAGACGTAGTCCAAGCGTATAGTGATCGCAAGACTAGCTTTTATGAATCATTACCTACCTTTGGCACTTTTGGCAAAGGGTGGTTAAAAAGAGTAGAAGATGTAAAATTTAACGCATTAAATATGATCGGAGAAACACTATGACCAACTTCAAAATCGAAGGTAAGACACACGAGTCCCCAAAAGGCCACTATGTAAAAGAATCCCCTCATCGCATCGAGAAGGAAGTAGAACGTCTTGAGCGTAAGCTGGATAAACATATTGCTTTGCCTATGGAAAAAGCGCATCACGCTGAACATGGATCGAGCCAAAAGGAAGCTCCATTACCAAATATGCGAAAGTATTAAAATACATCTGTAAGATTGGCAATTTTGAACATGGTAATCGGGACATCGTAAAACATCTCCCCTTTACCAACATATCGATTATGGACTTCTACCAATGGGCAATCTTTTATCAAGTCTGCTTTCAGGTAATAAGCACGATGTAAGTCCTGAGTTAAGGCAAAAAATAGAGTCGGCAGACCTTCCTGAAATAGTTTTTCTTTGCGCTGCGCTACGTGAATACTACGATGTAAGTCAAAACCTAATTGACGAACTTCTACCTCAAGCGCACCAACTGGAGAACCTGATCGAAAGCAGATTAAGTCAACTCCATAGCGATTAAGGTTTTCCCGCACCTCATAACCCTTTTTCATCTGCATCCAAGTAGATACAGCTTGACGAGCAGGCGCATCATATACATCGTGTAAATCTTGGCTAAAGGGCTTATAGGTTGACATACCGCCAAAAGCCATAACCAAACACACCTACAAACAATAAAGCCCCTAGAAAGCCCCATAAGAGGTCGTATTCGGGTTCTTCAGGTCTAGTGATGGCGGTAGCATACTCAGCGTCTTTTAAAGCCTCTGAGAGCGTTCTAGGCGTTGGTCGGCTCATGCGTAAGGTAAAGTTTTCGTAGCTCATTTCTTTTTTGCCTTTCTTAGTATTGCTCTAGCAAAAATAATGTTTTGTTCGCCTGTGTCAGTTTCCATGCCACTCCAAATTTCAATTATTTCCTCATCTGTTAATAATTTTCTAGCATCACACCGAATACAACCTTGTTTACAGTATTGGCACTCTGTATCTTCCTCATCTGTTAGTGTCTTTGCTTTTAACGCCTCTATTTCAGCTTGTTGCTGGCGTAGCATGGTGGCTGCTTGTTCTCTTGTGCCACCTTCCCAATGACCTTGCTCTAATTTATCAGCTATTTCATTTGCGTTCACTTGTTCTTGCTCCAGCCGTTGCACTTGGCTAAAAACTCAATGGCCCTGTCAAACTGGTCTTGCATATATTCAAGATCATCTGCTTGTTTTCTAAGCAAAGTAGCTGCGTCTTGGACACAAACCAAATCAGTCATATTGTCAGCAATAGCTCTTTGCAATTCTTCCGCTAATTTGTATGCGTTCATTTATTGTCCCTCGCATAAGTTTTCCATAGGGTTTCCATTACTTCTACTGCGCCCATCGCTAACAGTTCATGCTTGTAAAAGAATCGAGCTGGGTATTCGTTACGACCAAACTGATTCACAATCTTGATGCAAGGTGCTACATACACGCCTGGCTTGGTGTAATGCGGAAGATGCAACACACCGCCCACAAGATAGCACTTGTATTGAGCAAAGTCAGGGCTTTCAAATTCAGGGTTCAATTTCATTAAAAACCCCAGCCAATCATACCGCCCAAGATAATACCCAATACAACTACACCAATCCAATCTATTGTTTTCATAATTCCCCCTAAGTTAAAAAGTATCAGGTCAAAGTCTTTTTGTATACATGTCGCTTCCTATAGCCTGTGCCGAATAGTGTCAGTGACCTGATATATGTAACTATAAATATAAAAATCACAAAAAAACCATTTTGTGCAAAATATATTTTATGTGTTGTTTTTATGCTACGAAAGGTGGGGCTGAGACCTCACGGAAGGAATTTTGGCGGGGGATCACCAACCCAGCCCCAAAGATATTATACGACCAATCCGCTTTTAATTTGGTAGAAGCGTAGCAGATGAAAAAAGCACTTTAGGCCCTTCTGCAAATCCGCTTCCTCAATCTCGCAGACCTTGACTTCATTGGTCAATCCATTGACAAAAACAATAGCGCACCGAGCATCTGACAAGCCTAATAACTCTCGGTAGGCAGCCAACTGCATGATATGATCCTCGTATGGAACGACCTTTTCTAAAGGGACTTCTTTTGTCTTAAAATCTGCAACTACAGGGACAATGCCCTTAATCTTATCGCCTTTAGCGTGTAAGTCCACTTTTCCAGCAAATCCTAGCTCATGGCTACCAGACTTCTCAGTAACCCATAGGCGATTGCCAAACGAGGCTTTTAAGGCGTTTTCTGCATTACGGCAATACTCAGGCACTTCAGGCAGTAAAACTTGGCTAAAAAAGGCTTCTAAGATGCCGTGGATTTGTGTTCCTCTATCGGCTGCATCTCTGCCTTGTGCTTTAGAGTCGTTGAGAACTCGGTCTAAGTAATCTTCCTCAGACTCGCCCTCATTGCGTGGTAGCGTTAGGGCTGCAAGGATAGCCTGCTGCTGAAGCCAATTCTGGAGTCCAGGCTTTGACGCCACACCGAGAATGGTAGTAACGCTCGGTAAAAGGCCCAGCTTCTTTGCATCTCTAAGAGTCGTGTTGCGGAATCCTTTTCCATCGGCTCGTTCAATCGTATAGGCTGGCTCTCCATCTTTGGTGTACCAATGGCCTGATTCACTCTTTTGTTCCTGCATTTTTTCTTCCCCTTTTTGGTTTTACTGCATCCGTGTGTATATCGTATGTTGACTCTTGGGCAACGATTGTAGCCTGTGGAGCAACAGTTATTGTAATGCCTGTATTTGCATCTTCCCAATCTTTGATAGTTGGTTCATATTCTTTTGGAATTTCTTGCCCGCACCAGTCTTGTGGCATTTTATTAATCACCACAGGGTTGAGCTTACAAGCTCCCATCATATCGTTTTGATTAAATACAAAAAACTTACATACTCGGCAAGTCATTTAATTCCTTTTGCGTAATCAAGGATACGTTCTGAATCGTAATAGTTCTCGCACATATTGGCAGCAACGTGCAGAACCGCATTAATTACAGCAGCTAAATCTTCTGGTGTAAAGCTGATAAGCAGTTGCTCCTCATCTACACCTACTGGCTGCCAACTTATTCTAGAGCTTTGCTCAACAAGGTTTTTAATTTGGTTCTGCATGGTGTTCTCCTTTAGAACGGGGTACTATCATCTATAAACGGATCATCCTTTGGTAGTTCGTCTGATCCTGCTGGTTTAAATCCTTGTGGGATTTTTTCTTTGCCGATTGATACGCTAAGAAACTTTGATCCTTTAGTGGATGTCTTAGTCCAGGCAGATAAGTAATGTTCTTTGCCGTTGACCATGATTGTTCCGGTAAAGTCAGGATGGTTGTCAGAAGCCTTGCGCTCGTTTTTGAAAAGACTTCCTGATCCTTCTTTTGGTGTATATGCCATGTTGTTTCCCCTTATAAAATATCTTCTGCTACAGATTTCATTGATTGACTAGACTTCACTTGTTTTGGTGCTTCATCTTCTGGCAAATCCTCACCAGCGTAGATATACAAACCAATGCCATGCAAGGCAATCGCTTTGACTAAGCATCGTTGCATAGCAGTATTGACATCCATTGCATTAGGATTGGCAATCGGCTTATTCATATTGTTGATAATTGGTAGCTGTGATGTCATTGCTTTACCAAAAGCATGAACTGTGCAAAACACCATTCCTGTATCGCCAATAGCGCAATAAGGCAACAAAGACCCATCAGGCTGTTGAAATAACTTGTAATCCCAGCTTGCTGTGGGATCGGCTTGAAGCAACTGATCGGTGGCCCACGCCCAAGAAAGATAAGTAAAACGACCTTTGCGCTCGGTATGGTCGTTGACGTTGATCTTGCGAAGTTCTAAAAATTTAGACATTAGAACCTCCAAAGACTTTACCAAAATCTTCAAACACGGATTGCAATAGATTATTACGCTTGTTATTTGGCTTTCCACAAGCTGCACGAATAACATCCACATCGTCTTGCGACAGTTCTGTGCCGTATTCCATGTTGTCTAACGCTATTTCCAAGCGTTGCTCCATTTCGGTCATAACTTGATACAACTCATCCATTTAAATTCCCCTTAAATGACATAGCGAAGTTGCTATACTTCCATTATTAAGCAAAGTTCATCAAAGTGCAATACCTTTGCAAAAATAATTACTTATGTTGTAAGATTGCTAAATGGGACTAAAACTTACAGATTCAGCAATAATTGACTTGCTTGGGGGAACTACAAAAGTAGCCAATTTAACGGGTGTAAGCCCAGCAGCAGTTAGTTTGTGGCGAAAAAACAACATTCCAGCATCTCAATACGCATTTTTAGGGGCAACTCTTGAAAAGGAGTCGCATGGTTTAATCACACGCAAGGACTTGTTTCCTCAGTCCTGGCATCTTATATGGCCCGAACTTCAATGAGAATAGTCTGCTGGTTTAGTTGTGGGGCTGCAAGTGCGGTAGCTACCAAGTTAGCTATTGCTGAAAATGCTGGCAAATTGCCACTTATTATTGCTTACACCGAAGTTAAAGAAGAACACCCTGACAATAAGCGATTTTTAGCAGATTGTGAGGAATGGTTTGGGCAAAAAATAGAAATATTGGGTAATGACAAATACGAGCGTTCGATTTACAAAGTATTTGAAAAAAACTTTATTCGCACCCCAAAAGGCGCACCTTGCACAAGAGAGCTTAAAAAACGCATTAGACAGCGTTTTGAGCAAGTTACAGATCGTCAGGTATTTGGCTATACCGCAGAGGAGCAAGCCCGCTTAGATCGCTTTATAGATGCCAATAATGATGTTGATATTTGGACTCCATTGATTGACAAAGGTTTAGGAAAAGAAGATTGTTTGGCTATGCTTAAAAATGCCAACATTGAGCTTCCAGCGATGTATAAACTTGGATACCATAACAATAATTGCATAGGCTGTGTCAAAGGTGGTATGGGCTATTGGAATAAAATTAAAGTTGACTTTCCAGAGCACTTTGACCGCATGGCGAAGCTAGAAAGATTTAAAAAACAAACTGTATTCAAGGATAGATATTTGGATGAACTAAAGCCTACAGATGGCAATTACCCAAAAGAACCTGACATTGAGTGCAGTATTTTTTGTTACATGGCAGAACAGGATATTGCAAAGTCTTAAAATTGTTGTAAGATGTTATTTCTTTGATTGGCGGCTCTAACGACATCGTAGCGATCAAAGGGTTGTAGCGTTACTAGAGGGAAGATGCTGAAATAGCGCAATACAG